GATTTGAAACGACCAACAAAGAAAGGAGCTACAGTAGGAAATGACCAGCCTTGATTACACGACTGAAGATGAGATCGAACGCTGGGCCGAGCGCCAGATGGATAGGCTCGATCGGATGTTCAAGAACGGTGCGATCGACGAAGAAGATTATACTGCTCGGGTTGCTGATATCGAATCAGAGTGCAAAATAGCGTATCGCGAGATGCGCAAGCGTGACGATCGGGCGTGGGAAGGCCGGAGTATCTTCCAACACAGCTGGGATGGTGCGTGATGACACAACGCAAAATTATCACGAGTCATATTTACCCTCCAATTCCTGTTAGAGATCATGATTGGTGTGCCTATTATGATGGGGAAGTAGAGAGCGGTCATTACGGATATGGCCCAACTGAACAAGAAGCTATCCAGGATCTAGTCGCGAACTATGAGGATCCAGATGAAAGCTGAACTCGTATCCAACGCACTGGGGGGCCGCAGACTCGGGAAAGGGTTTGCGGCCCAGTGCCCCTTGTGTAACAACGAGAAAGCAACACTGTCTATCTGGGACGAACCGGATGGACTCCACCTCAAGTGCTTCTATTCGATTAACGGCAAGTGTCATCCTATGGCACTTGTCTTTCATTTACAGACCCTCGGAGTGGATATCTCTCTTATCGATATCGGTCAAGCCGGAGGAGTGAAGCACTCCGAGACGTTTCACGAGATCTGGTACGCTGGTAAGGAAGTCGCTGGCTCGTATGTGGATGACTATCTCCACTCTCGCGGCATCACGGTCTCATCCCCGGCCCTGCGGTGTATTGATCGACTCAAGCATGCGTCTGGTGTCCGGTTGCCGTGTATGATTGCCACCGTAACTGACCCCACGACACAGGAACCACAAGCATTACACAGAACCTGGCTCAACGCCATGGGTACTGGTAAAGCTGACGTGATTCCTAACAAGATGACGCTGGGTAAGATGCGTGGGGGAATTATCCGGCTGTTCGAACCGACAGAGGGACTGATTGCTGTCGGCGAGGGCATCGAGACATGTATGTCGTTCACTCAGATATTGAATATTCCTACGTGGTCAGCAGTTGCTGCCAATAACCTTGGAGATATCGTCTATCCCGAGGGGATCAAGCGTGTCTGGGTTCTCGGCGATAACGACGAGCCGGGGAAGGCTGCGGCCGACCGAGCGATCGCTAACGCCGCTGAGCAGAATATCCAATGTATGGTGTACTATCCGGAGCCCAAGTACAAAGACTTTAATGACATGCTAGTCGGGCAGAAACATGAAAATAAATAGGGTTTACATGAAAAAACCCCTTTACTTTCATTCACGGACGTAGTAGTCTAGTCCCTGACGGTAGGGTTTACCGTAGTTCGAACCTGGTAAGGAACTGAAAATGTCTAAAGATTATTTCTACGAAGTCGTCACTCATCTCAAGAATAAGCCAGAAAAAAGATTATCATCTTCGTATGATGATCAAGCTATGTTGGCTAAGAATCTCTCAGAAAAGCCGGAACGTGCCAAGATGGCTATTCTGAACAAGGTACTCGTCGACAACGACGGGTCCGAACTCCAGGTCCAGCAGTGGACCTACATCAACGGCAAAGTCACCTCTGAAAACACAACCACCTTTGAAAGGGACACTACAATGGACGTCGACACTTCCAACTTTGATGCGAACGACTCAGCCGCTTCGGCCAAGGCCGCAAAGGCAGCTGCCAAGGAACTGAAGGCTCAGGAGCGTGCCGAGAAGAAGGCCGCGAAGGAAGCCGAGAAGGCCGCCAAGACTCAGGCTCGCGCTGAGGCTCTCGCTCGTGGCGAGAAGATGCCGGGTGTGCCTCGTCGTTCGCGGTTCTTTGATGATGCTGTCATCACTTGGGGGTCGAAGTATGAGGGAACGAACCCGAAGCGCGAAGGCGCCAAGGCTCACTTCGCTTTCTCTCACTACCAGGACGGTATGACCGTCAAGGAGTACCGTGATGCGATCGCTGCTGACTCGCAGGCTTCCGATGCTCTCGGCAATCTGGCCTGGGACAGTGCCCGCGAGTACATCGTGATCTCGGGTGGCACTGCTCCGGCGGACACCGACACGAACGTCGAGTAAGAGAGCCTCCACTTGCTCGATAGGATGGTTGGGGTGTTATTAACACGGCACCCCAACCATACCATTAAAATAGGACTTTACTTCGGCCGCGTGTTAGGCTATACTAACCTTGAACTTAACTGAACTGGAAGGTTTTTACATGGTAGCGATCAAGAAGTTTAGTGGGCATCCTGCCCCTATGATTCTCCTCTACGGCAACGAAGGTTCTGGCAAGACGTCACTAGGTCTTGACGCGCCAGGTTCTATCTACCTTCCCATCGTGCCCGAAGCCCCTCCCCGGCACCTGACCCCGGATTCATTCGACGACGTTGGTAGCTTCCCTGAGCTTATCGAAGCTCTCCGCTACCTGTTCGCTCACCCCGGCCCTTACAAGACACTGGTCATCGACAGCCTGTCCGCGCTCGAGCCGCTGATCTGGGCCGAGGCTTGCCGGCGGAACAAGTGGAAGGATATCGAAGCCCCTGGGTTCGGTAAAGGCTACATGGCCGCCGACGAAGTATGGCGTGACCTATTCCACGCATGTCGTTCGCTCGGTACCAAGCGCGGTATCATGTTGATCTTTATTGCGCACGCCGATAGCTCTAACGTGGAAGAGCCGGGAATGCCGCCGTTCCGCAAGTACACGGTTCGGTTGCACAAGCGCGGCGAGGCTATCGCAACGCAGGCCTGTGATGCTATTCTATTCCTCCACACTAAGGTTACTGTCAAGACTGTGGACGCTGGCTTTAACCGCAAGGACACGTATGCCGAGGGTGGTAATGTCCGGTGGCTGGCGTGTGACGGACGGGCACACTTCGTGGCTAAGAACCGTTTCAATATGCCGGATATGGTTATGATCCCGAAGGATCAGCCGTGGAGCGTGGTTGCCCCGTATATCCAGCCACCGAACCTGGTTGAGCCGGAGCTTCCCCTTATATCTCCGTCTGCACAGCCGTCCGCGACCGCGCCCGTCCCGGCGGTCGTACCCGCCACGCCCGCTGGTAACGGGTCAAAAGTACCTTCGCTCGGCGACGTTGTCGAGAAGTACGAACTGAAAGTAAATCCTCCCTCATCAAACGCGGAGATGAGTGCGGCTCTTGACGGTGATAATGTTCCGCTTTAATCTGGAGAACTGAAATGGCAAATCTACTTGAACTGTTGGACAATGACTTCGACGACAAAGCCGTCAAGCCGTCCACTGGTATCCCCGAACCCGTACCTCCCGGCAAGTACACTTTGCAGGTCGAGAAGGCTGAGACGTCGTACACCAAGTCGGGTACGGGCATCATCCTCAAGGCCAGCATGGCTATCCTTGGTGGGGAGTACGACGGTCGAATGATCTTCGCTAACTTCAACATTCGCAACGCCAGCGCGATAGCCCAGACTATCGGGATCAGCGAGCTCAAAGCACTGGTCGCCGCGTGTGGGTTGGATTGGGAAACTGTCCGTGAGGAAAGTGACCTGATGCTCTACAAGCCGTTCGTCGCTGATGTCGGCATGGAAAAGCAGAACATCAACGAGTCTACGGGTCAGCCGTATCCGCCTCGGAATCGGGTCACCAAGTACCACATGAAAGATGCCGGAGCACCCGCGATCAAGAACCCAGCTCCGACCACCCCCGGCATGGCGTCTCCGAAACCGCCAACAATGGCTAAGCCAGTAGGCAAAGACGAAATCCCGTTCTAGTACAGCGTTGGGCTACACCTGAGCACGTGTATAAAAGGCTCGCTTAACTGAACTGGAGAGTCACATGATCGTCGAACCTGTCAAGAAGTTTATTGTTGAACGTGAGACGATCCGCATTAAGAAAGAGCGAGGGGATCCTGCTCCATGGACTACGGATCCTGTCCTAGCCAACTTCCGGTTCACCAATGTATACCGTGAAGACGACAAAGTAACCAGATGGGGGGCTGAATATGTGCGCACCGCTCCCTCTCCCATTCTCGCCTGTACTGTCTTCAGATGGTTTAATCGAATTTCGACCGGAGACGCTATTTTCGAGCAGCAATCTGCTACAGGGGAAACAGCCTGGGAAATGTATCTCCGAACAGGAAACGTCTTCATCCTCGGAGAAGCTATTCGTGCCGCCTGTGGTTCTGGACCCTACGTTACCGGAGTCTACATCGTAAAGACTCCGCAAGGATTCACCAAACTTGATGGTGTCCTGTGGTGTATCGAGAAGGTCCAGCCCTACGTTGAGGCTATGGGTAAATGCTACACGCTACAGGATGCGTTCGAGACGCTCCTCTGTGCTCCATATCAGGGGTCATTCACCGCAGCCCAAGTGATAGCGGACATCAAGTTTCTCCCTCAGTTTAGTGGCGCTGCCGACTTCGACACGTTCGTCGCGTCCGGCCCCGGCTCTCGTAAGGGATTGAATATAGTCATGGGGTGTGATATTAAGGATCCATGGGGAGAGAAAGAATTTCGTGAGACCCTTCTCGATCTACGCGAGAGGTTAAAGCCCACGTTTATTGAGCGTGGATGGAAGACACCTACCGCACAGGATGTACAAAATGTACTTTGCGAGTACAGCAAATGGTGCCGAGGTTCGTCGCGTAATGTGTACAAACCAACCCTGAGGTAGGAGTTACATATGATTATCTTTATCCCATCACGTGGTCGGGCTAACGTGTATGCGCGTAAGACTTTGTCCCATATTCCTATGTCTTATATGCATAAAACAGTAGTTACAGTGCCTTATGGTGAAGAAGATGCATATATGAAAGCCGCTCCACGAGTAGCATTAGAGAGTGGTTTAACAATTCTTCCAGTGACCTATAATCGTATTGCAGATAAGCGCCATAAAATGGCACTTCTCGCTAATGACCGGCTAGAAGATAAGCTGTGTATTATCGATGATGACCTCGTCTTCCTTGTTCGTCGGCAGGTTGGTCACTTCAGTATGCGTAACCAAGACCACACTGATTCAGCTGAAATGTTCGAATACATTGAGAAGCTTCTTGATACCTATGTACATGGCGCTATCTCCCCACGTGAAGGGAATAATAGGGCCGGGGATGGAAATAGGGCCCAGCTGGATATCGAGAATACCAGGGCCATGCGCTTCCATTTCTTCCGCACTGACCAGTATCTTTCTATTGAGCATAACCGTATGCAAACGATGGAAGATTTCGATGCGACGCTTCAGCTGTTGCGTATGGGATACAAGAATATCGTGCCGTACTGGTATGGGCAGGGACAGGCCAAGACCCAGTCGCCCGGTGGTTGCAGCAGTTGGCGTACGAACGAATTACATGACGAGCAAGTTAAGCTGCTTCAGTCGTATCATCCCGAGTTTGTCCGACTCCGTCAGAAATCTAATAAGACAGATAACGATGGATTTGGTACACGGCTTGAGGCCACTATTTCTTGGAAGAAAGCATGGGAGTCAGCAAAGTGATCGAGATTAGTGGCGAAGGCGTTAATGAGTTGTACTTCAACGGGTTCGGGTTTCTCTTGGCCCACGGTAAGTTCGAGTCCTCTGCTCGGGGAGACGTGCTTACGATTGACGAACCTGTTATTCTTCAAGACAGTATGCCATGGCAGCGTGTGCTGTTCGATACTCACCGTAGGGCTAATCATGCCTTCCATATTCATGAAGCTATCTGGATGCTAGCGGGGTTGAATGATGCACGTACACTCGACAGATATGTTCACGATTTCTCTAGCCGTTATGCTGAGCCTGACGGCCATATGCATGGGGCTTACGGGTTCAGATGGCGTAAGCACTTCGAACTTGAAGGTGGCGGCTATGAGCCAGACCAACTTAAGACCATTATTGCAATGCTTAGGAAGGACAAAACCACACGCCGGGCAGTTCTCCAGATGTGGGATCCAATCGCGGACCTAGGTGCCGACGTCAAAGATCGGCCATGTAACACCCAGATCTTCTGGCGTGTGCTCGGTGACGTACTGACCATGACCGTGATCAACCGTTCTAATGACGCTGTGTGGGGTGCGCATGGGGCTAACGCTGTGCATATGTCTATCCTTCACGAGGTCATCGCGGACCTGGTTGGGTTGGATATGGGCATGATGTATACGTTCTCTAACAACTATCATGTGTATATGGATGTACTTAGCAGATATGCACCGGATAACTATCTCGAGGAACCCCCGGAAATTTATCCCGAGCATCAACCTATCAACGCGGACGAAAGTATCTTCCATGATTGTGAAGCATATATGGCTGGGGATTACCATCTAATTGGGAGTTCTTGGATGCACCATGTGCCGTACTGGATTCAAAAGTCGCATGAGGCATACCAGGCCGGAGATAGGGAGACCGCGCTGTACTTTGCAGATAAGATCAAATCTCCCGACTGGTGCGAGGGTATGTGCCGTTGGATTGAAACAGGGAAACTGAAATGAGAGACGATAACGCTACAATACGCAACGCCGGGGACGTGATCCGGTACCACACGCGGAAAGTTATTCACAGACAGGATGTGGCGAACCACACTTGGAATGTAATGCGTATCTACATTGAGACCTTTGGACTTCCGCGTGCTGAGGTACTGGCTTATATCCTGTACCACGACGTGCCTGAGATTATTACAGGGGATGTTCCATTCCAGATCAAGAGACTCTTACCTGAGTTAAAGATCGAGTTACGAATTGCTGAATTCTACGCGATCGGCAAGCTCAAGTATCAGGAGTATGATATCTCCACCACCGAGAAATACAGGGTGAAAATCGCTGATCTCTTAGAGATGAAAGAGTTTGCAGAAGAAGAGATAGCAATGGGTAACAGCACTGCCCAAGACATTATCGAGAATATCAACATAGTATTGGAGGAAATGAATTGGTCACGGTAAATGAACTGCTCGAAGAACGTAAGAAGACACATGGTGACTATAGGGAGCATGCAGAGTGTACGCAACATATTATGCGTGTTCTTTGTTCTCATCGGAATTGGGGAGATCTTAACCCGCCTATGAGAGAAGCGCTCCACATGATCGCCCATAAGATGGGTCGTATCGCCACTGGTAATCCCAATATTAAAGACCATTGGGCTGACATCGCGGGATACGCCACCCTTATTGCTAATCTGTTGGGCGAAGACGACTACCGTGGGGCAGATCACGAATGAAACCGAAGTTCAACCCCGGACAACTAGACATGTTCGTTCCCGTATCAACCTGGATTCCCCCGACCACGCTTCCTGATTGGCGCGGTGCGAGACTCCTTGCGATTGATACTGAGACCAAAGACATGGGTTTGTCTGCTGATCTAGGTCCGGGGTGGGCGTTTAAGAACCACGGCCATATACTCGGTGTATCAGTCTGTGTTGAAGATATCGACCCTATTTATGTGCCAATGCGCCACCCCGATACTGATAATGTTGATGTAAATCGTGTAGTTAATTGGCTTAATGATCTAATACTATCAGCTGGATCAGTCGTGTTTCATAATATGTCTTATGATACTGGATGGCTCGAATCTGATCTAAACATTCCGATACATCCTGGTCCTGTTTATCATGATACCTACGCCATGGCTGTAATGTTGGACGAAAACCGGAATAGCTATAGTCTAGACTCTTGTTGCAAATGGTATGGAGTACCATCTAAAGACGAACGTATGCTCCGGGAGTCTGCAATAGCATTAGGGTGTGACCCAAAATCAGATATGTGGCGTATGCCAGCTAGATATGTAGGACCATATGCTGAACAAGATGCTGCGAGTACGTTGGATCTTGCGTGCAAATCGATTCCTCAGATTACTGAACAGAATCTAGAGAAAGCGTATCGTCTCGAAATGGATCTCATCCCTTTGTCTAACATGATGAGACGCCGGGGTATGCGGGTGGACCTAGATCGGTGCGCCGTGGTGGGTCAGCGGTTCGACGTACAGTGTAAGGAAGCACTGGCCGAGATCAAGTGGCACCTGAAGCAGCGCCGTGACGTTACGATCGACGACCTCCACTCCCCGGCCTGGCTTGAGATGGTCTTCGACGACCAGGGGATTGAGTATCCGCGCACACCTAAGACCAAGCGGGGTCAGTTTCAAGCCGACTGGCTCGAAACACTAGACCATTGGTTGCCCAAGTCCATAGTTAAGGCAAGAAAATTCCACGATAGCGTTGATAAATTCATTACTCAGTACATTATCGACCACACTATTGACGGAAAGATACACGCCGAAATCCATCAGCTTCGAGACGACACAGGTGGAACGAGATCATACAGATATTCGTATAGTAATCCGCCTCTCCAACAAACTCCATCCCGAGATCCAGAGCTCGGCCCATATATCCGGAGTTGTTTCGTTCCCGAACCTGGAGAAGAGTGGCTCTCCATGGATCTCAAAGCTCAAGAACCCAGATTAACGGTGCACTATGCTCACGAATATAAGACAATCGGATCGCAGAAAGCAGTTGACTATTATAACAATGATCCCAATCCTGACTACCATAGTATGGTGGCTGAGCTCACTGGATTACCTCGAAAAGAGGCTAAGATTATTAACTTAGGTGTTGCTTACGGAATGGGAGTGGATAAACTAGCCCAATCATTAAGAGTGTCGAGTGACCAAGCGCAGATCATTCTTAATCAGTATAATTCTCGCCTTCCTTTTATTAGTCATCTCACCAAGATCTTATCCCACGAAGCCAGCACCAAGGGATATATCACATTGCTTGACGGAGCTCGGTGCCGTTTCGATTCTTGGGAACCCGCTGGGTATCGGATGGAGTCACAGGTGCCAGCACCAACCCTCAAAACTGCCCAATACAGATGGCCAGGACGGCAATTGAAACGCTATGGTACGCATAAAGCATTGAACCGTAAGATCCAAGGAGGGTCTGCCCGTCAAGTTAAGATGATCATGCGTGAGTGCGCAAGACAAGGATACATACCGCTTATCTCGATGCACGATGAAATCAATTGGTCGATAAACGATCGGCGTGTAATCCCTATCATTCAAGATCTAATGGTTAATACAGTCAAGTTACATGTTCCGTCGGCTGTAGATATTGAAGTTGGTAGTAACTGGGGAATGATGAATGACTGAGGCTGACCTATACTCTCGAATGAAAGCATGGTTCCTCAGCCATGGATATCCCGTGCGGATTGAGAACAGTATATCATCTGGCATACCTGACATTATCTATGGTCAGGACGGCGTGCTTATGTTTATTGAACTCAAGATTCTACACGGAGGTAAAATTAGTATGCCAAAGTATCAGTATGCATTTGGTAATGTGATTTCTAAGCACATTGTACCACATGCTCATTGGGTAGCTGTTGGTGTGAGTGACCAGATACATATGTATATGTTCAACCAAGTGATAAACCAACCAAATCTAGTTGTGGGGGATAAGGTCGTGGTCCCCCTCCTATCCATTACCCCGGCCTTTGTTATTCGTAACAGCAAAGGCTTCGCGGATTGGATTGAATACCTTCACGATCTAGATGAGGAAACAAATGACGCAGATTGAAAAGACATATACGCTCAACGACCTTACTGAGACAGCGAGCAAGAAGCTTGCGCTTCAGACTAAGGTTGCCATGATTGAAGAACAACTGGCAGAGGTTAAGAAAGAACTCGAGTTTGTGGAGTGTACTGAACTTCCGCAGATGATGGATGCTGTGGGTATGAGTGAGTTCAAGTTGTCTACTGGTGAGAAGCTCACGGTTAAGACCATCTATGCCGGCCGAGCCAATACGCTCGAGGCTTTCAATTGGCTTCGTTGTAATGGTGGTGGGGACATGATTAAACATGAACTCATTGTCAAGACCAAGGGTGATCTCGACGAAGAAGAACTTCGCATGGCTAAGAAGGTTCTTGAAGATCTCGAGATCCCATTCGATGAGAAAGATACGGTCCACCATGCCACGCTCGGAGCGTTCATCCGCGAACGGACCGAGGCCGGGGAGGACCTGACTACAGCACCTCTTAATGTGTTTATCGGACGTAGGGCAGTAATCAAGTGAAAGACTACGTACATCAAACCGCAGTGTTCGAACGCTTCAAAGATAAGAAGTATGCGGCGCTATTCTGTGAAATGGGGACAGGTAAGACCCGGATGGCAATCCAACTTGCCAACCACCACTTCACTCAAGACCGTGTGACTGCTACTATGGTAGTCACAACACGCGGTTTGATGGGCAACTGGGCATACGTCGAGCTGCCCAAGCACTCAGACGTCCCGCACCGTACCTATATCTGGAACGTTGATAAAGAAATACCATATGCTGATAAGATTCATCTGTTCTTTTTAGTCAATGTTGACGCGCTTCCTACCGAACGATTCGCCCGCGTATTCAAGGACTTTATGAAAAAGCATCCGGCATACATATTAATTATTGATGAGAGCACTACGGTTA